ATAGGTTAGCAACCAACGATTAACTCCGCTAACATATAAAGCCGCAGTGCTTGTGATTGTGCGTGAGTTAATGTCAGTCAAAGTAAACGAATTTGCATCCACTCTAGTAATAGAATAATTGCCGTCAGTTGCAGAAACACCCGAATTTGCATCAAAATGAATACCAACCACATCACCTGTAACTAGACCATGAGATGTTTTACTTACGGTTACGGTTGTACCACTTTGCGCATAAGTAACACTAGAAGATACAGGAGCAGAAGTTGTGTCAAATAACACTAAAGTTCCACCGCCACCATAGAAAGAAATAGCCTTGACACGGTTACGTCCAAGAACAAAGAAACCACTTTCGTTTAAGTGTCCTTGTTTTACATCATATTGCATACCCATAATTAATCTCCAAAAGTTAAGGGATTATCCCCAGATTAATTAAGAATCTGCAAATGGTGTAGCGACAGTGCCAGAACCAATAACATTCCCGTTTACCATGTACTTATCAGCAGCAATTGCCACAATTTGAATCCATGTGCCAGCAACGCCACCGGTAGTTGTACCGTTTAAGTTGATAAAGTCATTGGAAGAACCGTTAGCAGAGAATGCAACCACAGCGCCAGATGAGTCTGAATCAATAGACATCACAGCGCCAACATACAAATCGCTAGAGCCAGAAGTTGTACCAATTTTTAACGAGCTAGTGGAGATAGTTGTGGGAACCCAGATTGTGTATACAACGCCTTCGTTGTTAGCTGTGCTAGGGTCTTGACCGGGACCAGATGTCGTAGGGTTAGTTGAGACATTGATTGCTGGCAATGTCAAAGTCAGTGCGGCAGCCAAAGAACCGCCTACAGATATGATACGCCCACCATGAGCTTCTGGGCTTAGGGTAGTGCTGGTTGTAATTTCAACAATAGTCGCTGGACCTTGTTGATAAATGCCGCCCAATGAACGAACTGGACCTTGGAATGTGGTACGTGCCATATTAATTCTCCTATATACAAGTTAAGCCTATTAATCGGTATACCGTCTGCTGGGGCAGTTTAATAAGCTGGTATTACCCAGATAAATAATCATACTACAAATAAATTAAAAAGGGGAGTTTTATCTCCCCTTCTTTTTACGCTCCGGGCGAACCGAACATTCCTAGTGGGTCAGAGAACCCAAAAGAATAACGCTCACGAGACTTGTAACGGACGTTACCAGTATCGAAGTCTCCGTCCATCGAGTTACTCAAAGGTGTACGAACAAAATGCTTCATACCATTTGGTACATCGGTGCAGATGAAGTAAGCATTGGTATCAGTCAGATAGTTATTTACTGTATAACCCTCTGGGATTGAACCGTTGTTTACGATAGCGTTGATATCGTTGTCTGCTGTTGCAGTACGGAGCTGTGTCTCTAATAGACGGGTAGCAACGAACTGTAATGCAGGTGGAACGACTAGCTTACGTGGTTTAGCAGCAATTAACAGACCACGCTCATCAGTCCAAGCAGCAATTTGAATGACAGCGGCTTCTAAAGAAGTCTCATTCAAGTCAGCAGCGGTAGATTGCGTGTTGCTGTTTACACCACCAGAAATCAATGGATGTGACGTACTGAATAAAGCCACGCCATCGCCACCGGCATATACACCAGCAGAGAACCCGTTGTTTAAGACGGAAGCTGCTTTAGTTTGCTTAGTGTAAGCCATTGCACGAGCTAATGCTTTGGTATAGCGTGATGATAAAGAGTCGTAGAGGTTATCTTCGATTGCTTCTTCAGTCAAGCTAAAGCCAAGGGCAATAGTTTCGTGGTTATAACGAGCTGTGAAAGCTTCTTGTGCATTGTCATAAGCGATGGCAGAACCTTCGTTTTTGACCGGTGCAGCAGAGAAACCAGACAGTTTTGTTTCTTCTTCGAACGAACGCTCAGAAGTCTCTGATTCATAGATTTCTTTGTGTTGTTCGCCATACGTTGCATATTCCAAACCAAACAAAGCGTTTAGTCCGGGAAGCAACTCTTTAAGTAGCTGCGCTCTTGAAATAGCCATTTAGTTGCTCCCTTATATACCGGTTGAGTTGTTATACTGATGCATAGTCGCATTTATCTTGACGATAAACTCAACAAATGTGTCAGTGCCCGTTGCTGTGTCTCTTACCACATCAATAATGCGGATAGGTAGAGTATTAGTAGTAGCTTGCGTTCCTTCATCAATCGCTACAGCGGAATTACCAGTGACGGTAGAACCAGCGTTTTGAATTAGAGCAATGTTATTACCAATAGCAGAAATACCCATTCCAGCCACGGTTGTGGTTGCAGAACAAGAAACGACTTTGAACAGTGTGTCAGGGTCATCTGCAACGACTGCAAAAATCTGCGTTCCAGATTTGATTGACTGACTTGCTGGGTAGAACTGTTGTTGCTGTACTTGCCCAGTTGAACCGTTAGTGAAACTAACACCTAAAAATACACCGCAAGGTGTAGCTGTAGTTGTGCCAGTATCTTTCTCAATCGTTCCATCGGAAATACGTTTTACTAAATCGCCATAGAAAATGTTCGTAGCATAGCCACTTGCAATTTGCATCAGACGAGTTGCTCCCGCAAAGACCTGACCACCAATTAAATTGACTGGTTTTAGTCCATACGGAGCGTCTACGGTTGGATAAGCCATATTAAACTCCTAAGTTAAATTAATTACCTTTACCAAATGTGGTCGTAGACTTACTCTCTTTAAAGAGTGGCATCCTTGGGTCACTTTGGCGCATAAGACTATTATCTACAGCCTCCATCTGATTTTCTGCTTGATTACGAAAGTGTGAGTTTCGTTGGTCAACCAGCTCAGTTGGTGTTTTGCAGAGTAATAATCCGCCAATCTCAATATTGTTTTTAAAACGACTATTAGGATTGACTAATATTTGCAGCTTTGGTTGTTCCTCTACAGTACAGGGCTCCCAGCCTTCTCTCATTTTTCCTGAGATATTACGGGGGTCTTCTGCATTTAAGGTTGAAACACGAATCCATCGATAAGAATACCCAGCCTCTTTGTCAGGCTCAGGGAGAAGTTCCGGATTGACCCATTGTTTAGGTCGCTCTGTTAGTTCACGGGTTTCTAAATCCTTAGTTACTTTACTCATATTAAGACTCCAATTTTAAAAGTTCACGGGCATATTGCTCAGGTGTAATATTAAACTTTTTTGCAATCGCAATTTGCGATGGACTTAGTCTAACTTTCTTAGGTGCAGTCGACCTAGTTGCTGGCGCTACTACCGTGTTTCGCCTTGGAACGTCCTCCTTAGCCTCTTCTTCAAAATTCTCTGGGAATCTCCTACGCATTGTTTCGTCCAACTTTGCATAATATTCATCAGAGCCAACTACTACGCCACCATTCTTGAGTTTTTCGTGTAACCCAAGAGCTGATGCTGTCATTTCTTCGTCCTGTCCGAACCAAGAATTGCGTTCCTGCCATTCCATAACCTTGTCGTCAGGTTGTGCAGGTTGTTGGTACTGTTCCCTTTGTACCTGAAAATTTTCTTCTTGTAAAGGGGGTAACTTAAAGTTTTTTATCTTGTCCATTTGCATGGCAACTCTAGTCATTTCCTCTTGGGCTTCCAATAACTTATCGGTGTCGCCCATATCATAAGCATCTTTATAGGCTTTCTTTGCCATTTCTAGCTGTAAGCCAGTTGTTGTTTTTACAGCATCAACATACTCTTTTTCGCCAGAATTTAAGATTGCTTTGATTTTTTTGTTTTCTTCAAAGAGGAGTTGAGCAGCTTCAACCGCAGCGGTTCGTTCTCTATCAGCAGCGTCAGCTCTTCTACGCTCATCGTTCCAGACACGCTTCATCTGAATCATCTTGTCTTTAGCGTCTTTGCTGTACTTGTCAAGTTCGTCTACATCTACCTCTAACGCCTTAACTCGTTCTGGGTCTGCTGGTACACGACCCCTATCTTCTTCGGGGGTATCGTCAACAATTTCTATATCTAATTCATCTGACTCTTCTAATTCATACTTACTTGGCTCCATCGTCCGGCTCCTTAATAGTTTTTACGAGTAATTCCACGGGGGTCTTCAACAGTACCTTCCACAGAATCTTCATTAATTAATCTAAACTCTTTACCATGTATAACCAACCGTGTCCCGGCATTTGGTCGTACTAAAATAAAGTCACCCTTTTTACACCAAGGTCCTGTTGGATAGCGGTCTGCATCCAAGTAACAATCTGGACCTAAATCTACAACAAACAACACTGTAGTTAAAAGCTCTTCATAACGTATTGTTTCTGAAGCTTTTAATATTTCTGTACCATGTAACTTTTCTTCTACCTCTGGGATGGCGCAAAGAATTTTGTAACCAACTGGTTTTGGCAGTTGTGTAGCTTTTTCTTTTTTATGTAAAACTAACGATAGGTCTATCGCTTGTGCTAAATCATTCATCGTCCGAATGCTCCATTCTTCTTTGAAGGTCTAATATATTCTGACGGCAAAAAAGCAGACCTTTAATCTCTCCAGCCATCTTGTTATATTCATTGAAATCAACGGCTTGTCCGCCACCGACCCAATCCTTCAGCTGAGTAACCTTGTCGTCAATCTGCTGAATCAATACCTCTAACGCTGTCATTCACGCTCCTTTCGGTTGAGAACTGTTTTAACTAAATCTTTACCCATATCTTGCTGGTGATGGTTATCTCTAGCATATAGCTCTGCGATATACTTCAAGCCCTCAATGGTGGTGCGTTTCTTATCGTTCTCTAGTTCAGCCACGTTCTTAGCCGCATTTAACTGCGCTTGTTTTTCAGCTACCTGTTGTTGAGACATAATTCTCTCTCGTTCAATCTGTTGCTGACTGGCTTTAAGCTGAACATCGGCTTGGTCTTTAGCAGCTTTACGTTGCTGTTCCTGCGCCTTAATTTGTAACTCTTGTTGTTGCATCTGGATTAACGGGTCTTGCGCTTGTTTAGCAGCTTGTTGCTGTTGGGCTTGACCTTGGTTCATTTGCAGTAACTGTTGCGCAGCTTGAGCCAATAACGGAGCTAACCTTGCTTCAACTTCTGGGTCCATATGGATGTCTTCACCAGCTTCATCGGTTTGCGGAGGTAGGTTCATACCTAACTGCTTTTCAATTTCTACTCGGTAACCAAACCCTAGGTGCTCATTAATATGGGCTTGCATAGCCGCCTGTAAAGCGGGAGCTTGTGGGCTTTGACCTAAGACCTGTAAGATTTTTGGGTCTTTCATCGCATTCATATGCACTAAGATATGCGCCTCATGGTTCTGATAAGCAAACGCCTTGACCGGTTTTTGCATCAAAATAGCTTGGTTTTCAGATACTGGGTCTTGCGGTTTTTGGTCTTCCGCCATTGGTACAAGCTTTTGCGCATCCTTAATACCTAGTACTTCTAGCATCTGTCTGTGTAGTAAAGGCATGTTGTACATCTGGGGGGAGCCCTGTGCCAGTTGTAGAACGGCTTGATACTGTACAATCTTTTGCGCCATGGTTGAGGCGTTGGGGTCTGACACAGGAATAATATCCACGTTGTCATAATCAGACCGTTTAGCTTTTCTACTACCCTCTTCTGGCTCATAGTCATAACTTTCAGGGGTGTCTTCAGCAATAATGACCTTTAACAACCCGAGTTCTTGCTTTAAAGAATA